TGTAAATATCACCGCACGGATGGCTGATTCACCAACCGATGTTGTAAATAAATGAATTTCTAACCAAAATAACCAAAATAAATTAGTAAGTCTTCCAGGGGACTTAAAACCCTGTACCAATGAAAGCTTGTTTGACGCTGAAACAAGCACTGTCGGAGACAGTGCGTCAACACACCGCCCCTTTGAGGAATCCCCACGTGAGGGCTCCTTGACGTTTTTGTATTTGAAGTCTCTTGAGTACTATTGTAAGAGTTTACTTCGAATGCCAGTTGGAGAATTTTTGAATCTAGCTGAAACTCAAACACAGGATGATGAATATGAGATGCAGTGTGGTTTGATCTACGAATATAATCGCTTGAATGAAGATTCTAAAGTTTTCTTGGATATGCCTCTTGGCAATTTCCTGGATTATACGAAAAACATTCCGGATGAACCACCTGTATTTGAAATGCAGTCGGGTATTACGTCCGACTGTTCTGTTATGAAAGTTATGAATAGCGATAAAGAAGAAAATGTTCGCTTTCGTGATCAATTACCTGCTTATACTTATAATGTCGATAGTGAAATGGATCCTACACGGATGTTACAAGACACTAACGATGCCTCACTGGAGAACTTTTTCAGTCGCCCCATCAAAATTGCTGAGATTGGATGGGGCACTGGTGCCACATTGGGTGTTGATTTTGATCCCTGGGATTTGTACTTTAATAATACCAGAGTGATTAATAGGATCAATAATTATAACCTTTTGCGTGCAAAATTGCATATCAAAGTTGTTATCAACGGTAACGGCTTCTTGTATGGTCGAGTTTTATGTGCCTATTTACCTCTTGCGGACTACGATGCTGTTACTGAAACTGCTTCTTTAGTACCAGAGGATTTAGTACAAGCTTCACAGTGGCCTCACATTTTTCTGGATCCCACGACATCTACTGGGGGAGAAATGGTTCTACCATTTTTCTATCATAAGAACTATTTGACTATTCCAGAAGCTGAGTGGACTGATATGGGACAATTGTACTTTAGAACCTTGAATACTTTGTTGCATGCCAATGGTGCCACCGATAATGTCACTATCTCTGTTTTTGCGTGGGCGGAGGATGTTAGCTTGTCTGTACTTACTTCAGTTGACACGTCCACTTTGCAACCGCAAATGGGTGAAGAATCTGAGATTGACGAGGCTAATAAAACGGGTATGATATCTGGGCCAGCTACTGCTGTGGCCAAGATGTCTAACGCGTTATCTGCTATACCAGCCATCAAACCGTACGCCTTAGCTACAGCGACTGTAGCTGAGAGCGTTGCGAAGGTTGCCAAGCAATTTGGATATTGCCGACCGCCTGAAACTAAGAATCCATCGCCTATGCGTTTGTTTCCTACTAGTTCCTTAGCAGTCACAAATGTTCCTGATACTGCAGCAAAATTGTCTGTTGACGACAAACAAGAATTGTCGATCGACCCAAGGATTGCTGGTTTGGGTTCTTCAGATCCTATGGCTATCAAAGAAATTGCCAAGAGGGAGTCTTATTTGACTAAATTTGAGTGGGATCAGGGCACGGTCCCTGAGACTCTTTTGTGGAATGCGAGAGTTAGTCCAGTCACTTGGGCAGAAAGCTCTCTCACACCAGTGTCGTTTCACTTTCCAGCTTGTGCCATGGCGGCTATGCCGTTTAAATACTGGACCGGATCAATGAAGTTTCGATTTCAAGTAGTTTGTTCAGCCTTTCATAAAGGTCGGCTGAAAATTGTATATGATCCCAATTACTTTGGAGCGATGGCTGGTGTCCGATTTTCCGAGTATAATGTGAATTACACCGAAGTTATTGACATTGCTGATACTCAGGATTTTACAATTGAAATCGGTAATGGTCAACCTTATACGTTGATTGATCGACACACGCCTTGTGTCGACTCTGTTACGCAATTGTATTCTACTACAGCTTATACTTCTAAAGAAGCTGGAAATGGAGTACTTGGAGTGTTCATAGTCAACGAGCTCACCACGCCAAATAGTGATGCGGATAACAACATTGAAATTAATGTATTTGTGTCTATGGGTGAAGACTTTGAGGTTTTTGTACCTGATGATTCGTTTCAACGATTTGTCTTTAGGCCTCAAATGGGAGAAGAAATTGTTTCTGAAGCCCAAAATACACCTGAGCCTTCTGCACCTCAACAGGCTGAATCAGACAAGCTAGGACCATCCCAGCAAGATAATTCCATGATTAATATGGTTTTTACTGGTGAGTCTATTCTATCTTTTCGTACTATGTTGAAAAGGTATAATTTGTGGAGAAGAGAAAATCTGAATATAGCTGATTCTGGTGATGAATTTGTATATACAACTGATATAAATCTTGCTGCCTATCCCTTTTTAAGGGGTAAAGTTAGTGGAGCAGTTGATTTTTCCACCAATGGTGAATATAACTTTGTCAATACTGTTTTGATGCATTGGGTTACTTATGCATTTCAAGGCTTTCGCGGTTCTATTCGATACAAAGCTCTAGCCAACATGACGAACACCTCTAGTGTTAT